GGTCCTGCCGCACCTTGCCATTCGCCTTGTATTCGACGATGAGGGCGGGGATTTCGACCTCGCCTTCCGCGTCTTTCAGCGTAAACTCGGTGGCCAGCTTGTCCGAAACGACCGGCACGGCCACATAGCCGTCTGGCATGGCCGGCGTATCCGACGTTTCGGCGTCCTCGGTCGTCTCGTCCTCGGATGTCGCCTCGGGTTCGGCCGATTCGGCCTCGTCCGTCGTGACAACGGGTGTTTCGTCCTGCGGTTCAGCGGGTTCCTGCGGAGCCTCGGGGGCGGGAGCGGTGGTCGCCACATCCGTGGCGGTCATCGCGGCCTCAGCGGCTTCCGTGAGGGCTTGCTGAATGTCCATCGGTACGACTCCTTACGATTGGCGGGCCAGTATATCGGCTTGCCGTGCGGCAACCTCGGCTTCTGGCGCCCCGGCCAGCCCCTGCTGGAGCATCGGCGCGACGCCAATTGGTGGGTTGCCGGACGCCAGCGGTAGCTGTCCCGGCGGGAGAGAGGGCACACTAGCGGCGCTAGGGCCAGCCGGGGGGTTGCCCGCCATCGGCGGCATCCCACCCCCCTGCTTCTGCATGGCCTGATTGGCCAAAGCCGTCCACCGCTCCTGCGCGGTGGCAATTACCATCGGGTCAAGGTCGTCCTGCAGCAGAATCTCCCGCTCCAGCACGTCCTGATGAATCGCTTCGTTGTCCTGCCACCGGAGGTCCGGAGCCGGCGTGCCCATCCGAATCGCATCCGCGACTCGCTTGGCGCGCGCCTCTTGGTCCTCGTCGGGCGTATTGATGTCCTTGGCCACCGCAAACATCTGGCGGCGACGGTATTCTTTTGCGTCGATGACGCCGGTCTGGAGCCAGTTGTCCAGCAGATAGAGCCGGAACGCCATCGGCATCGGCATCAGCGTGGCGGGCTCCACTCGAACATCACTCTGCCCATCAAAGTCCGTCGAGCTAATTGCACGCGCAAGGTCCGGACGGCCCTTGCCGACCGCGCCCAACGCACGCGGGACATCGTAGCCCCACGCCATCGCGGCCATCGACACCTTGGCCCAGTCCGTATAGGCATGCGCCAACGCCTGTACCGCAGGACTGAAGACTCGCTCCAACTGCTCGCGGCTAGCAATAATTGCGCGGCCAGATTCGCCCGTCGCTTGTCCACGGCTGACCGCGTTCCAGCCCGACGCATCCTCGAAGGCCGTCTTCTCCAGCGCCAGCGCCTCCTTCACGTCATTGCCGACCGAGAAGCCCTGCACCGGCTGGATGGACTCGCCCATCGGCCCCGCCCCTCGAATCTCAATCATCGAGGTGACGCCGCCCATAAACGTCTCGTTGGCGATGGCGTTGGGGCGGGTCAGGAACCGCCCGCCCGCATTGACCCGGATATTCTCGACCCACTTGGACAGCAGCGCATTGATGCGCATTTGATGGTCAATCCACTGCTCCATCACCGGGCGCGGATAGTACGACGGGTCACTCGACCCATCACGAATCGACACCACAGGGATGGCATTCCAAAGCAATGGTGATGGCCCAAACACTACCTTATCACCAACGACGATGAGATGCAGTCCTTCGGGAAGCGCATCTGCGTGAGGCGCCGCATAGACCGTAAACCGCTCGGTCACGTCCTCGTCGCGGAGCCGCTGGCCCTCGCCAATCGTGGTCTGCGTCAGCACCCACGCGCCGATGCCCTCAGACCCGGCGTAGGCCGGCTGGTTGCCCGTCATCAGCGTCGTGTCCGCCGCATCCAGCCCCGTCACGCCGTAGCGGAACGCGGCCTCAGCCCGGCTAATCACCTCGCGGACCACGACCCAGTGTGGGGCCTGCGTGGCCGTCGCGTTCGGGCTGACCCGGACCTGCTCGACGCGGAGCGTCTGGCAGCCGATGTCGCCCAGCGGCTTTCGCTCGCCCGGGCGCTCACCGAGCCGTTCGTCCCATGGTCCACGGTCGGCATCCCAATAGAGGTGCCAAAAACTTACCCCATCGGTTTGCGCCCAAAACGCGGCTTCACGCGCAAATCGCGGCATCTGCAGCTGGTCGTACTGATATTCAAGCGACAACTGCTGCGCCTGCGCCTTTCGCTTGTCGTCCGGGTCCTGTGTGGTCGGTGTTACCGAGAAGCCGGGGCGCTGGTCCACGAGAATCTGCAGGCGCTGGTCGAGCGCCTTGTCCATCATGTTATACACGACGCGGGCGGCATCCCGGGGGCGCGCCGGCTCTCTCCACGGCCCAAGCCCGTTGGCCGAAATCCACTGCTGGCCCGCCCGGAAGAGCCGGTTCCGCTCCACGAGGTGCAGGTGCATCTGCACCGATTCGCGCCGCGACTCCCACAAGCCCCGCGTCCAGCTCGCCCATGCCGTCATGTCCTCGGCTGTGCTCGGGTCCGCGCCGGGGTAGTCGGCCCCATACAGCGCCCGCTGCAGCGCCGAGAAATCCTCGGCCGGGGTCTGCCCCGTGTCATCCGGCGGATTCGGCGCGACTTGGTCGTTGGGCGACTCTGGCGCATTGCTGAACCCTTCCATTGCCCGCGTTAAGGCGTCTTCAAGAAGGGCGTCTGTATAGGGAATGGTCATGGGTTTCAGTCGTTAGTCAATACGGCCAACACCAAAGGCGCTACGCACTTTATTCCAATCTTTCAACTCGTCATAGCGCTCGCGTATGGCACGCAGCACTTCTTCCTGCGCCCATCCTACTTGCTCTTGATTTGCCACCGCAATTAAATCCTCTGGTACATCGACGGGCGCCATCGGCGATGGAAGCGATGGTGGCATTGGCGCAAACTGCCGTGCCACATCCGCGACCGTGTAGACCGCGTAGACGACCACCGCCGCCCACAGCAGGTGCATCAGCATTACTGCGCGGCGTACCGAATGGTCACGACCGGCGAGCCGCTGCTGTACGTCGAGCACCGCGCCCGGAACGCACTGTACGCGCCCGTCGCCTTGGTGAACGCGCCAGCGGCTGTGGCCGTGGACGCATCCGTGCCCGAGTTGGACGGCGTCATGTTGAAGGCGACGTAGTTCGTGCCGTCCACCGACGCCTCGAACGTGATGGTCGCGCTAAAGGTGCCCGTCACCTGCACGGCCACAAAGCCGGGCGAGGGCAGGCCCGCCACCGAGGCGGCATCATTCTGCGCGGCCACGGTCACGCTGTTGGTCTTGAGGAGCGTCGCTGCCATTAGTTACAATCCCAAGCCCGGAGGCTTTTGTTGATGCGCGAGTTCGGGTCGTTGGCCGTCTCGGCGCTGGTAAGTTTTGCCTTCATGCCCTTCATCCTGCGGCAGAAGGCCGCGCGGCGCTTGGCCGCTGCGGGAGACCGCTTTGCTTCTGCTGCCTTCACCGGCCGCTTGATGTCCCGCCCTTCCGCACGCAGGCTGGCCCGGCCCTTCTCGTTCAGGCCCCCTTCAGGATTCTTGCCCTCCGCGCGCTGCCAAGCTGGCGATGCCACGACTTAGTCCTCGTCCTCAGACTCGGACTCGTCCTCCATCTCGGCTTCGTCGTCCATCTCGTCCTCGTCTTCGAGGAGCGCGAGTTCCGCCTTGAGCGAGGCAATCTTCTCCTGAAGCGCGGCGATGCGGTCGGCCTTGGACATCTTCTCCTCGCCGTCCATCGCCTCGGCCTTGTCTTCGGCCTTGTCCTCGCCCATCATCGGCTTGGGCTTTGGCGCGCCAATGGCAATCATCACCGCCATCCCGGGCTTGCCGCCCTTGCGCCGCATCATCGGCATCCGCTTGCCGCCGACCTTCTCGGCCACGGCCTCCATGAACCGCTTCTTGTTTGCCATACCGAATTCCGTTACCAGCCCTCAGCGGGCAGTTGAGAAGAGAAGTCGCCAATCAACGTCGTGGCGGGACGCTCCGGGTGGAGCATCGGGTCATTACCGAAAACCGCCGGCTTCACATACGGGTCTGGAGCAACTACTTGCACGCGGTCCCAGCCATATAAGGCCAGTCCGAGCGCCATCACGCCGTCATCATGATACCCACGAGGAGCTTCATAGCGCACCCCAGTCGCGGTGTAGTGAAACTCGAACGTTTCCAGCTCCGTGGAAAGCCATCCCTCGGGAATCTGGAGTTGATTGGCCTGAAATGCAGCAATGAGGCGCTGCAT